TCGCGACTTGGGTCACTGGTTTCTTGGCGACTGATTACTTGCAAGTTTTCAAAGTTAAAAGCAATATTGCCTTTCTTATCTGGTTTGCCATTGTAATGATTTAAGTATTGGAAGGCTGCTTTTTGATCAGCACCTACAACAATTATGGCATTTGTATAACCTTGTTGATTTAAGTTAGCTAGAACTCTTGTTAGGTCTGGTAATTCGTCTGTAGCAGTTTGAAATATATGACCTTGTTCAGGAAATACTTTACGATAAATTTCTAATTTTTCTTCAGGTTGTAAAGGATCATCTGGACCATAGCTTCTACTTACCACAAAGTAAGGATCGCCTTGAAGGTCTTTAGCATGGGTAATTACACTGCTGGCCAACATCATATGACCTTTGTGACCCATACCTCTACCCCAGCCTACTACGGCGGTGCTACCTTCTCCGGTACGATTTATATTTTCAAATAGTTGTCTTAGTCTCATCTTTCTTTGTCCGGAGACCAATTAGCTTGATCAATAGCTTTGACAAATTGTCCAGGGACATCATGTGTAAATTGTGTGCCAGGATGTGCCTGTACATAACCTTCTGGTTTGGTCTGTCTAATACCACCGTGTGTGCCTGCACTCAAAGAATTTATTAGTTCAAGTTTGGCATGGGTAATCATTTCCACAGCATCAAGTACAGCATTTAGGCCAGCATGATCGGCTAGTATTTTTTGACTTTGACCAGCACTGACATTTCTAGTGACCCAGTCATGGAACTTTTGTTTAACACCAGGTGTGCGTAGGTTTTGATTATAGAATTTATAAAGTACGTCACCAGGTTTGCTTAGACCAGGTTTAGGTGCAATAAAGTTATCAATCAAGTTTGCGTTTTGACTGATATAATCTTGAGCACGAAGTAGACCTGATATTTCTAGTCCTTCAGATGGCTCAGCATAGGTAGTGCCTTGTACAATGACTTGTGGTGTGCTTAATGATTCTGCATCAGGCATTCTGCCTTCGTCACTGCTGCCTAATTCAGGATAGTAACCAGTTACAGCCACCATGACTTTGGCCTTGCCAATACGTTGCCCTAATTCAGTACTTTGTCCAATGTGGAATGTGGTAATGTTTGGGGTGAATTCGTATTCGCCTGTTTTGTTGTTTAATGTGGGTTTAGCACCAGGATGGAATAATAATCCACCTTCTACAAACCCTCTTTCTGGACTGGCTTGTTCAATGTAGGGCCATAGTTGGCTCATTTCACGAGCAAATTGTTTACGGATAGCTTCTTTATCTGGATCTACTTTACCAGTGCCTAATATAAATCTCTGTACTTCGTCAGGAGTTTTTGGTGCTGTGCTAACGCCAGTATCTAATTTAGTTTTGCCACGTTTTAAATATTCCCAAGCATTTTTAGGAATCATATAAAACGTGCCATTTTCATCTCGTCCCCAATATATTACAGGACTGCCATCCCATTTAAGTTCTATGTTGCCGCCTTGCCCGGTCATTGATTGTAGTCTTTCAATGGCATGCAACCCGCCATTTGAACCGTTAGTAAATACCAAATCTTCAATGTGTTGATATTTGCGACCTATGGATGGTGCTGCTTCTTGTAAGTGAGTTGCATTAGCACCTGCATCGGGTGTAGCAGTCTGCCAACTACTACTGGCACGAGCTTTGGAAAATATATCATTACGTAGGCTTTCGTCTGGAATAGCGGCCATTATACTTTCCACGCTGCCTAAATCTCTTGCTGTGGCCTGTGAACCAAGTAGATATTGAGCAATTTCGTCTAGGTCGTCACTGAGGAAATCTGACTTTTTGCCTAATTCATTGCGTTTAAATAACCCTTCGTCTGGGCTCCACAATAGGCCTTTATGAATGGCCAAATTGGTTATCATCATTTGTTTGTTGACACCCTTGTATGGACTGCCTTTGGGAATATCATGTACATGAAATCTATGTACTCTTCCGGCTTTGGGTACTACTTTAATATCTACTTGATGAAATTTATCATGAAAAGGCAATTTCACATGTACTTGAACACCGCTTTTTTTAGTTTCAAGTCCCTTGCTTTGTAGGAATTTTTCTAAGGTAATTCGTACTTGCTTACCTTCAGGTTCCATTTGAAAGTTTTCAGCAGCTTGATTTAAGTCAACCATGACATCTAGGTCACCACTGATTTTGCCAGGAGTTGGGGTAGCACCACTGCCAATTCTATATACTTCTAGTCCAGCATCACTTAGGTATTTTTCAAGTGTATTAGCCAAATCTTGAGCTATAACTTGATCAAAAGACTCAGTGTCAGGCCATATATTGCCACCTTCTAATAAAGGTTTCTGGGACCTATTAAATAATTCTCTTAGTAACATTATATCAGTCGTATTTGCCGTCTTTCATATGGCTCAATTCAGTTTCATAAATTTGTTTGGCTGTTTCTTCTATGAACTTTGATTCTAATTCGTCTTCCAATTCTCTGATTGGAAACTCTTTTTTGTAGGACTCATATGCCTTGTTTATCAGTGGCTTAAACACTCTATGACTGAAATTTTTACCATCGTCAAAACTGCCTTTGCACATTTTTAATACAGGATAGAAATTCCTGCGATAAAAGTCATCGTTATGATGCATGAAATAAACAAGGTCTTCAGCCAAGTCAAAGTCTAACTTTTTCTTGTCTTTGCCAATAATTTCCTCAGTATGGCCTTTCATGACTTTGTCAATAGGCTCTTTGGTATTGTTAAACAGTTCAAAAATTTTCATATCATATAGCCAGAGTTACTATGTGATATTTATCAATATGGTCAACCAAACGATTGACATTTAACTGTCTAATTTTATCACACGATCAATACGATGTATGTTAGAACCTAAGAACATTTTGACCATAATAAGGCTACGATCATCTTTGACATAAAAGTATCGTTGTTTACAACCCCAACCTAATTCTAATTGTTCTTTACAGGTTTTAGGCATGCGTATTTTACTATTGTTGTCACACCATTTTATAAGTGAATCCTGCGGGCTTCGAATATGACCCAATGTGACTTTATAATCAAAATCTATTTTCTTAAGATATATAATACCTTTTTCTAAATTGTTCTCGGACAAACTAACATATTTGACAAAATCAGTCACGGAGTCCGTGATTTTTTTAATGTCTTCTAATTTATTAGTGTATACACTTATGATAGGTGATTCTACCCTAAGAACATAATCTGACATTGGGGTCAACAGATGTAGAATATTTTCAGCCAAGTCTATATCACTAGTTGACATATGCCTTGACCAATATTGTACAGGTTTTGTGTTAGTATTAAGTCTATAGTAAGCTAATTTTTTAGAGACACTGTCAAGGTCATTACCTCTGAAAATGCTGGCAAGTGCAGAGATAATGACAACTTTATAACTATACGTATCTAAAAATAGTTTTTTAGTTCTCTTGATAGGTATCTTGGGATTCAACTTCATTTTCAGTTTCCACGGGCTTGACAACTTTGATACGTTTACTCAAGATCAACCCATTATTATCTGCCCTGTTAGTAATCTGTAAAGTGCCGCCATCCTTAAGATCACCAAACAACATCATCTTAGCCAATGGACGTTTGATTTCCTTGTCAATAACACGTTGCAATGGTCTTGCACCCATCTTAGGATCAAATCCTGCTTCGATTAGCCAGTTAATAGCTGCTTCATTGATTCTAATCTTAATGGCCTTTTCAGCAACTTGGAATTTAAGTTCATCAATAAACTTAATCACAACCTTACGCATGGTTTCTTTGGCCAACTTCTTAAAGGTAATAACAGCGTCAAGACGATTACGGAACTCTGGACTAAAGAATTTCTTAAGGTCTTTGTCGTCGTAGGGTTGTTCTTGACTACCAAAACCAATAAGGTTCTTTTCTGCTGCCTGTGCGCCAGCATTGGTAGTTAGAATAAGCACAATGTTACGACAATCTGCTTTCTTACCATTGCTTCCAGTGATAAAACCATTGTCCATCATTTGCAGTAACACAGTGGACACATCTGGATGACTCTTTTCCACTTCGTCAAATAGCAGTACGCTGTATGGGTTTTCTTGGATCTGTGTAATCAGCAAGCCTGCGTTTTCTTCAAAGCCCACATATCCAGGAGGGCTACCAATTAGTTTGCTGATACTGTGTTTTTCTTGATACTCGCTCATGTCAAACCGCAGTAGTTTAACACCTAAGTGTTTGGCCAATGCTTTAGCAGTTTCAGTTTTACCACAGCCAGTAGGGCCCATGAATACAAAACTTCCAATAGGTTTGTTTTCTGGTTTAAGTCCAGCACGAGCAACAAGGATTTTGTCTACTAACTCAGTGATAGCAGCGTCTTGACCATATACTTCAGCAGCAATTTGTGTATCCAAGCTAGCAAGGTTATTGCTTTCAGTTTCGGCAATTTGCTCTTCGGGCATTTGAATCATACGAGCTAGTTCAAACTGAATCTCTGCTTCACCGATGATTCTTTCTTCGGCCAGTTTAATGTTAAATCTTGAGCAGGCGCAGTCAATAAGATCAATAGCCTTATCAGGAAGTTTTTTATCACTTTGGTATTTCACACTGAGTTTTACCGCAGTCTGAATTGCTTCTTCGGTAATTTTTACTTTGTGATGGCCTTCGTAGTATTTTTTCAAACCTTTAAGGATTTGAACTGCTGTTTCTGAATTAGGTTCATCTACAGTAATACGTTGGAAGCGACGCATTAGAGCACGATCTTTTTCAAAGTACTTGCGATATTCTTCCCAAGTAGTACTGGCTACCACTTTGATATTACCTTTGCTTAGTGCAGGTTTCATCATGTTGGCTAGATCATTGGCGCTGTTACCTGCTGACCCAGCACCATTAATCATATGGGCTTCGTCAATAAACAAAATAGTTTTGCCCTTGCTTTGCAAGCCTTTGAGTACTAGTTTGAAACGTTCTTCAAAGTCTCCGCGGTATTTGCTGCCAGCCAGCATACTGCTAATATCTAAGTTAAAGACTTTATAGTCTTTCAAGAATTCAGGAACGGCACCTTTTACAATGTTATGGGCCAACCCTTCAGCAATGGCAGTTTTACCCACGCCTGGATCTCCAACGAGCAATACATTGCTTTTGTTTCTACGACCCATGGCTAGAGCAATGTTTTCTAATTCAGTCACACGACCAATAACTGGGTCAATCTTATTTTTCTTAACCTGTTCGTTTAGATTGGTTGTATAGTTCTTAATTGCCCTGTCGACTTGAACATCGCTGACGTCGGACTCTTCTTCAGTTTGAATTTCGTTGTTAAGATAGTCAGCAAATTTGTTTTTATCAATGCCTGCCTGTTGAATATAGTAGCTGGCATAGCTACGTTTTTCTCCCATGATGCTAATAAAAACATCACTTAGTTCCATAGTTTGACGCCCATTGAATAGGGCCTGTGTAAATGCACGATTCAGTACACGTTCAACTGCCTGTGTCTTTTTAGGTTTAGTAACGCCTTCTTTAACAATGTCAGTGAGTTTGTTTTTGAGATAATGCTCTAAATTCTTTTTAATAAAGTCAACATCTCCGCCGTATCCCTGCACACAGTTGACAAAATTGTCCTCACTGAGCATGGAAAATAACAAATGCTCAATGGTCAAATACTCGTGTTTAAGAGTTTTTGCTAGTTCAATACTGTGTTCAAATACTGCTTTAAGACTGTCGCTGGGCTCTACCATATTGTTTCCTTAGTTTAGCTAATTTTTTACGGGCCATTTCTACTTTAAGTTTGCTTATTTTATCAATAAAGCATACACCATTTAGATGTTCTAATTCATGAAGGAAGCATCTAGCATCCGTGTCCTTCAGTTCTATTATACAGATATTTTGTTCGCTGTCAAGATATTGCACAACCACCATCCTTGGACGTTTGATCGGCAGTACTAGATCTGGAAAGCTCAAGCAACCTTCTATGCCAGTAATTTCTTCTTCGCTTATTTCCATTACTTCGGGGTTGAACATGGCAAATGGACCCATTTCTAACGTGCTATCCCTTGGAAATATGGCAAGAACTCTGGCTTCTAACCCAACTTGATTGGCCGCTAGACCTATACCTCTTTCTTTTACCATAAGCTCAATCATTTGTTTTTCTATAACTTTAGGGTTGAGTTCCCCTTCAAAGTCGAACTCTGGCATGGTCTTTTTTAATATATCATCAGGAAATTTTACTAATTTCATTTCTTATATCCTCTAACCTCTTTTTTATTTTTGGATCTATAATTTCAGGAACTTTGATTAATATAATAATAACAAAGTGTCCTCGATTATTTGTTTGTGGATTTTGAAAACCTAGACCCTGTGCAGCATATTCACCACCATGTGTTATGCCTGGCCGTATCTGAATTTTCATAACTTTGCCGGTAACACTCTCCACATCCTTGACACACCCAATCATAGCTTCTATAGGATCTATTTCTATGGCTGTGGTCAGGTCATCACCTCTGCGACCAAAATTTGGATCACCGTCTACGGACACGGTGCAATTTAAGTTACCTCTAGGCCAAGAGGGATTCGAGTCATCCCCCATGCCTCTATATTGTATAGTGGCACCGTCATGTATGCCTGGAGGAATATTAATGACTACATTTTCTTTTCTTCCAGAAGGCAATGTAAATGTTGCTTCCATTTCCTTGCCCATATAGCTGTCTGCAAAACTTATTCTACATCTAATATTTAAGTCAGCATTTCTACGAATATTGGGTCTTGGACCAAAGTTAAATCTAGCACCACCGTTGCCAAATATACCATTAAAGACTTCATTTATATCTCCGAATCCTCCAAAATCACCACCAGGGAATCCAGCATTGGGTCTTCCGCCTCGTTGAAATGGATTATCCAATTCCATATCATGGTTGGATCTTTTTTGGGGATCGCTTAATACTTCGTAAGCAGCTTGAATATTTTGAAAGGTGGAAGTATCTCCACCTTTGTCTGGATGATGTTGACTGGCCAGTTTTCTATAGGCCTTTTTGATTTCGTCTTGACTACAACCTCGTTGAAGGCCTAAAATTGAATAATAGTTCATTAATAGTAATTATACTAGAATGAACCAGCAATGTCAAGGATATGATTATTTTTTGACTGGAACGTCTGTGCCTTCTAGCTTTTTATGAACTTTGATAGTTTTACAAACTTCAACAGTCTTGCCTTTCTTTTCTTCATTGTGACAGACTTTTTTCATTTCTGCTTCGGCATAGGCACTGCTAATCAGTGCGGTTGTTGCTAATAGAGCTAATACTTTTTTCATTTTATTTTCCTTTAGATTATGGGAAATGATGGTTGAACTGGAGCAGGTTTGCCACCAAAGCCTGTTAGTACAGTGGCCGCAGTACTGGCGGTATCGACAGTATTTGCAAAGCCACCGCCGAATCCTGTATTGGAAGTAGAGGAACCAAACCCACTGCCGAATCCTGTGGCTGCTGGTGTACTAGCGTTACCGGGGGAGGGCTGGTTAGTTGGTTGAGCAGATTGATATGTTGTTCCGAAGCCTGTTTGTGTAGATAATCCGCCATTGTTAGCTCCTGCTATTTTTTCCTGTGTACGGCCAAATGCTGCTAGCCCTAATACAGCACCCATGGCAATATGGTATAATCCAGCACCTTGTAGTGTGAGAGGTTGCCATTGACTGGTTACTTGACCATGACTGATACTTTGTAGAACACTCCATAGGATGGGGAATATGACGAAGTCTGCGGTACAGGTCAACATATAGACCCATCCCATCATGGGACGCCATTTGCTGTTCATCCAGTCTTCTTTTTTCTGTTCGCTTTCGCTTTTAACTTCGTCTGCCATGATAATTCCTTAAATCCAAAGTAACAGCCCTTGGCTGCTGAGTAATATGCCTGCCGCTGCTACAACAAAACTGGCCCAGAACATAGGCATACTAACTGCTAGAATACTGGCACTTAGTATAACGATGCTGAGTTGATATGCTGTACTGGCATAACCAATCCATGGGCTACGTTTTTTAGCTTCGTCACGATCAGCTTCAAGTTGTTTGGCTTTAGCAAACAGTTCCTTTTTGCCCTCACCTTTTTCAGGATCGCTTTCGTAGCGATTAATCTTGGCAGTTAGTTCTGCTACACGTTTGTCATCCTTACGGAAAGTAGCATCGTCACGGGCATATTCAGCCATGGTCTGCTTCATGCTTTTGGCTTGATAAAATGCCCAAACGTCGTTGGCCTTAATGGTATTGTTTAGAACTGTGCTGCTCAGTGTGCCGCCATACCAAGCATTTACAGCCAACAATAGAGCAAATAGGTTAATAGCCAATCCAGCCTTGTCTTTGATCTTGGCTTCACGTTCGCTACGACTGCCTGCTGGTGGTTTTGGTGCGTCGTGATCTTTAGGTTGTTTGGTTATTAAATTTAACATGCTGTCGAGTAATGCCATTTTATGCTCCTAATACGTGAAGTGCGTGACTATAGTGTTTCATTCTATCATCTAATCCCAATGTGCCTCCATTAATTTTTTTAGTTAATGTAGTGATATCGCCCATATCGGCCCATTTGTTTAGATTGTTGCTTTCCCAGAACCAGCAAGCGCTTTGTACAGCACCTTCAAAAGTAGCTAGGTAATGTGGAATATCGTTAATATCAGTTTCAATGCTATCAGCAAAGGCCTGATAGTTGCTACGCCCAGTAAGTTGAATTAGTCCTCTGCCACAAAAGCGCCAACCATCTCCGCTGTCTTCGTCGCCATTGCCCATGCGATTAGCATAAGCACGATTGGCAATACGTTCTGGGTTATGTGCATAGCGTTGTGCAGTACCTAGGTCTTTGAAATATCTAGGCCAAACCCGCATAAGGCTTTCTGCTTTATAGTTTAAATTTTCCTGTAGGAAAACAAAGTTACCACTTTCGTGAGCACATTGAGCTACAAAAGCGGCTACACGACGTGGTGTGTTAATATCATAGTCTGGCAGGGCCTGTTCTAAGGCATGATGCCAATGATCTACATAACGATTAGTTGGGATAAGTTTGGCCAATTGTTCTTGGCTTAGAATGAAATCGCTCATTTATTGATTTCCTCGAATATGCGTTTTTGTTGCTTGTACCACTCTTGCCAAGCTACTAGTCTTTCTCTGATTTCGTTGTACCTTCCGTAGTTTTCGACGACTGTGTCGAGGAGGTCACTTGCTTTAACTCCGGAACTGGATCCATCAGAAACGCTGGGACCTCCGGGAACTTCATTTTTACTGGCACTGTTGACGAGCACGACTGTAGACTCAGGCAGCTCACACTTAGCATCAAGCTGAGCCCCAGCCACCTCTTTGATAATTTGTTTGTTGGCATTGGTCTTTTCCTTTACAAATTTGATTTTTTCCACTACCTTTGTTTCAATAACGGTGTTGACTTCTCGAGATCTTGTTTCAGCAATCTGTACCTTGGCTTCCATTTCTTTTACTCGAGCTTCCCATTTGGCCTTTTCGCTAATACCGCCTTCAAACCAAACTCCACTGACAATTAAAAATAGTCCAGCTAGATATGCTGCAAAACTATAGGTATATAGTGCGGGTAATTTTTTTATTATGGATGCTGCTACAATGCAGCCAACGCCTAAGAATACGATGGCATGAAAGAACCAATCTGGAAGAAAACTTATTAACCAAAGCATAGTTAAAATCCTTTATTGTTTTTCTAAAACTACTGCATATCCTTCGTTTTCAAAAACAAAATTATTGTCAATTTTTGTAATATTATAATTGCCTAAATATTTAGTAAAGTATAGTGATTCTGATATGGCACGAGCACTTACATCCATACGCCCTCCTAACCTATTATATACTTGATCAACAGGGCCAAAGTCTTTGATACGCATACATAAGTTTTCACTGAACATTTTTTTAAATGTTAGATCGTTTTCCAATGCTTCAATGTTTTCCACATAGCTGCGATTAAAAAAATTTGAAAAGTTGTTTAATCTATTTTCTTGAACGGAAACAGCATAGCTTTCTTTATCTAATGGTACAATTTCTTTAAATGATTCTGCATTAGCTGGATTAGTTCTAAAACTTTTATAGTATCTAAATCTAAAATTTTCAATACCAGTTAATTTGCTTATGCCTTCTAATATTTCTTCAATTCTTTCAGGCACGTGACGATTACGTTCTATCTCTACAAAAACCTTGTATTTGCCAGTATCTAAAGGGCCATCTGTGGCATCAGCGTCTACAATATAATCATAGCCTAGTTCTAAAAATCTAGCTAAATCATCTGCTGGCGGCTTGTCGTCTATGTTAAAACTTAGCACAACCATTTTTTGATCGTTGCCAATTTTGCTTTTATAACTGTCAATTTCAAATACGCTACTGACCAAGTGCTTTAAGTCACCGGCTACCAGTGTTTCGTTTAGATTCATAGTGGTGGTGCTCCTCCAGCTGGTGCTGCTGCCGGCGCCCCTCCTGCTGGTGCTGCTGGTGGTGCTCCCCCTGCTGGTGGCGCTGCTACCCCTGCTGCTGGAGCCTTACTCTTTTCTGGAGTATCGCCTTTGCGTTCTTCTCTAATACGATCCATATAACTGTTAAAAATATCAAATACTAATTTTTTAGGCATAGAAATTTTTACAATCCAAATTGGTCGTGAATCTAATTTGCCTTTTTTTGTGCCAGGTCTAAAATCTTCTGGACTGCGAATTTTTCTTGGTTCAATGATTTCGCTCTTTTCATACTTTACTTTGCAGCCAAGTTGAATTAATCTACGTGCGCCATCTGGATCAGGTCTTTTTTTATTGGGCCACATAAATTCACAAGTAACCCAATGACGTTCGATTGTGGGACCGCTGACTAGTTCGCCGTCAAACCAGTTATCATAGACATAGACATCCATTTCATCTAGAACACGTTCAAAGTCTTTGAGTACAGCTAGGCTGCTATTGTTATTATAAATGGTTTCTACGTTTTTAATAACGTCTAAAATATCTTTCATAAAGGGCCCTTGAATTCTGCTTAGTTATTTATCAAACCCAGTTTGTCGACGGAGTAGATAATTTGATAGTATCATAAATAAATTTGTAGGACCTCTGTAGTTATCGGGGCGGTCACTACAAGTCCTACTTCCCCAAGTAGGAGATACTAGATGAGTAGAAGAGTGAAAAAACGCTTTGCTTCAAACGTAAATGTAATTGATTTTGCAGCTTATAATCCGCAAAAAAAACAGCGAGTAGGCCTTTATCCTCGCAGTGAAAGCCAAAAAGTCTACATACAAAAGCTACAAGACGACGCTAATAGTATTTTATTTGCCATAGGGCCAGCAGGCACCGGTAAAACTCTATTGGCTGTTCAAGCTGGAGTAAAGATGTTTCAAGAAGGCAAGGTAGATAAACTCATAGTAACTAGACCCGCCGTAAGTGTAGATGAAGACTTAGGATTTTTGCCTGGTGACTTAAATGAAAAGATGGCACCATGGACCAGACCTATTTTTGATGTATTAGGAGAATATTATCAACAGAAAGACATCGCAGAAATGTTAAGTGAGGGCATTATTGAAATAAGCCCATTGGCCTATATGAGAGGACGTACTTTTAAGAATTCCTGGATTATTGCTGATGAAATGCAAAATGCCACAACCAATCAAATGAAAATGCTCTTAACACGTTTAGGAGAAAATTCACGTATGATTGTAACAGGAGACTTGGCCCAAGCAGATAGACTTCAAGACAATGGTTTAATTGACTTTTGCAACCTACTAGGAAAGCATAAAAAATTAGAACACATTGATATTGTTCATTTTACCCAAAAGGATATTGAACGACATCAAGCAGTAAAGGAGGTCCTTTCCATTTACGGAGATTAAAATATAGGATTTCCTTGGGCGTCCATCTCTATCCAAGTATGGTCGCCCAACCATTTAACTTTACAGATAAATTCGTAATGAGTCGGTGGACCGCTGCTCCAATCATCGGGCCCATTATGTGTCAATATTGTGCATTTGTCTATATGGTTATAGGCCAGCCAATAGATCTGCCCATGATATATTTGAAAATTATATTTGGCACCATGCACTGCATCAGTAATTTCCAACCTACGTTTAATACTGGCAGCTTGTTTTTGTAATACACTGACCAGTTCCATGATTCGATCATATTCTTGTTGAGCGTGCATTCTGGCCACATTGACCATGATATCTTTTTGTTTCTCAACAGGAATAAGATCAAACTTAGGACCGCCTGCTTCAGTTGGATAAGGCGTGACATTTCTATTAAAAAATGTTACAAGTGAATCACCTACGGTGATATCGTAACTGTCACGTCCTTTAGATAGGTTTGATTTTTCTTCGCTCATTAAATGTGGGATAGTTTGATCATGGTGGCAGCAAGATTGATTTCTGGATCACTGACCAAGGTATGATCTACTAACCCTTGTTTAATAACAAGAATAGCCTTTTCTTGTTTGGCATCTTCCCCGAACAATTCTACATTATCGTAGAGCCAACGATAGATCTCCTCCATTTCTTCTGGTCTAGCCTGGCTACAAACTAATTTACGAGCTTCGCCAATTTTGCCTGATTTAAACAAGGAAACCATTTCCACTCTATAGTCTGCGGATCCTGAGTCATTCTTTTCTGGAATGCGTAAGACTCCGTCCAGGCTGTTCATTTGTATATTATTGATACATTTTCTTAGGTCAGGATAAGTGCCTTTAACCACACTATCTAATGTGTCAAGATCGAAATCGACATTTTCTTCCACTAAGATTGTGGCTACACGAGCAGTGAATTCAGTCAAGTCTGTCTTTTCAATATGTAAAGTTTGGCATCGACTATGAATGGGAGGTAAAATTCTGTTAGGATAGTTACAGGTTAAAATAAACCTTACACTACTTGTGTATTGCTCCATGAGATTACGCAAGGCCGGTTGTACAGATTGCGGATTCAAGTAGTCTGCTTCATCGATAAGCACAACCTTATAATCGCCAAATGGCATAGTAGAACAAAATCCAATAAGCTTATCTACCCATTCGATTTTTCTTCCTTCCTTTGATCCATTTGCAAATAAGACGTCGACATCTTGAACATTTAATTTGTTCAATAAGATTTTAGCTAGAGTAGTTTTACCAACACCAGCATGACCACTGAATAATAAATGTGGGATACTGCCCTCTTTAATCCAGTTTTCGATTTGATTCTTTTGATGATCATCTTTAAACACATAACCATCTAGTGTGTTAGGACGATACTTTTCAACCCAAAGTTCTTTCATAATTGCCTCTCTGTGCAGCTATTATACAGAAAAAAATAGGGCCAGTCAATGGCCCTATTCGCCAACCAAATTATTTTAAAATTCACTAGGTTGTTCATCGGCCATGGCCAGAATACAGTCATTATCGATTTTACGTATGGTTGTAATAGAACCATCTTCGTTTTCCACTTCGATGCCTCTTGTCCAACGTCCGTGTTCAATAAGAACCCATTCGCCTAATTTAACTTCATTCTGCTCGGGACCCACAGCGTAAACTCGGCCCCAACGTGGTCGAATACCTTCTGTTTTGCCGTCATCACTGTTGAGTATAATGCCACCGGCAGTTACCCTGGCATCGAAATTCATGTCTGCAACCAGTACTGTATCTCTAATAGGTTTTAGTTGTCCTTTTACCATATGTTCCTCTTATTTTGTATTGCCTTTGTAATATTCCTGCATGACGTCTTCACGCTTGCGAATGATTTTGCCCCCAGGACCAATTTCATCTCCCCGAGCATTTACTCTAGCATTGCCTACAGCCAATGCTAGTTCGTTTTGATTTCTTAGTTTTTCCATGTCGACTTCAGTGCCTAACATGCTTCTATAACTTTTTCTTGCTGTTTCTTTCATTGACATAATAATTCTCCTTTATCTTAGAAATTCCTTCCAGTCTAGATCGTATTTAATACTATCTATACGATGTACTCCTAATAGGAATAGCACATAACTGGCCACGCTACTTCCCCTGCCTACGCCCCAAACTATGTTATTGGCTCTGCAGGTGTCTACTACATATTTAAGCCAACGAAGTAGATCGAACATATTTCTATTTTCATATTCGGTTAATTCTTCCACTGCTCTTTGGAATTGATCTTCGCTGGCAGTTTGATCTAATACAAATTCTACTATATTAAAGTTTTTATATTCGTCGGGCATAAACCATTCACTTTGACAAATCTTGTCAAATTCTTCAATTTCTATGTTGTAGATTTTGGAGTCTATTTTTTTAGTCGGCAAATTGCTGAATTCTTCGTTGTCTTCTGTGTAAATTTTGCTTAATAAATGATCTTTATTGGAGTAGATCAGTTCTACTAGATCATTGACATCGTAGATCACATTGCCGAATTTGTCAGTTCTCATCCAGCTATTTTAGTTGACATTGATCAGTTTGTCAAGTCCTTTATTGCTTTTTTGAAACTGTTTCTCCCAGGCTAGAGCTCGTCTATTAGATAGTTCTTCTTTATGAATGTTTAAAAAACTTAATATTTGCAGTTGAATTTCAGGGTTATGTGTCATAAAGTATTTACGACTGAGATCTTGAATTTTTTGTTCTATTTCGCTGTCTGTGAGTTTATTAATGCTGATCAAAGGGTTCATACAAATTCGCCTAGATATTTAATATAAACAGTTACTCCCCCATCGTAACTCCAGGCATCGATAACTTTTTCAGCACCTGAAGTTGAAACTGTAAATGGACTGGGAAATGGAGCACCGTCTCCAGCATATTTAATAGTACCCTGGCCATCTGTGGCAAATATTATTTTATGATCGGATACATTATCACCACACAGATGTAGCCTAATTCTATGGTTTTTACCAGTGCTACCGATATTGGGCCAACCAGTTAATCGTAGTGTGCTATTGGAGGTAAATCTTAATTTTTGAACCTGTGCTTCAGTAACTGATGCTGTGACACTCACTCCGGAAACATTGCCTTTATTTCTAAAAAATTCAGACATATTATTTACAATGAGATTCTGTAGAATATGCCCATCGAAATTATTGTCAGAATTAAGTTTAGCAGTATTATTTTCTAAAGTTGTTATTTCCACCTTAGCAGTGGCTAGTCCTTGTTTAATATATAAAAAATTATCTCGAAACCCTTGACTAGGATTATCTTGTCCTTGAACAGGAAACGATTCATTTATATTATTTGCAGCTATATTGCTCATAGAGTTACCCCGTTGTTTTTAAACACGAGATATTTATCACCATAATTTTGTTCTCCACTACGTGGAATTACAGCATCTATAATATAACGGTCTACAGTAAAATCTAAGTCTTTAAAATCAAACCCAGTGGTTTGTTGATAATTTTTTATGTTCAACACAATTTCTTCTCCATACCCAGGTTTGCAATAACATAAGGGCAAGGCCAAAACAAATCCTAATTCCTGTCTAGTATCATCTTGAAAGCTACGCATCCATAATGGCAGGTAATTACGTTCAGTTAGGAATTTCTCAACAACTACATTTGGGTTTAGAGGATCAGTTACTTGCCAATTTTTAAGTCTATCCCTCCAATTTAAATAGCTGTTAGGATAACGTATACGACCATTTGGATCACTGGACAATATGGACGTTTGATCTACTGTGATAATATCGTTTGGTCTTGGTGTGTATGGCTCGTTACCTGATATATACGATTCTTTCCATAGTCTGTTACTGGCATCGACTGTAACAGGGGTAGGATTTTTGCTTAATTTTTTTAATTTTATTGGTAATTTTTTCTTTTGAATATCGAATGCGTCTACGAGTTCTACATAGACTATATCATAGACATGAGTTTCTGTGCCAGGTACTTTGGCCTGTGCTGTTTTAACTGCACCGAATTGAAATCTTTTTTTCTTATTATTGATCCCCATTGCACCTACATAGGTTTTTGCTTGTTTGGTCTCAATGCCAGCATATATTAATGCTCTAAGATCTCGACGAACTCCAAAATTAGGATCATTTAATCTATAAATGTATTCTCTGACAAATACAGATTCGTCATTTACTAATTTTTCATACATGGCTCTTTTACTTGTTTTCGGAGTTGGGTTAAAAGGATCTAAATATGTGCTGATAAAAATGTTGCTATATAGTCTATCATTAGGAGTATTAATGAAAATTTCAAATTCTTTATCAATGGCGCTATAGTGTACTTGATCTTGGGCACGAATAATAAATTTGTAACGTCTATCCACAGTTGTTTCGTTACCGTCTAAAGTAAGGGAGTTATTATCAAAGGTTATTATACCTTTTATCATATCGCCGTTGCCATATTGTTGAACTTTTCCAATTATTTCGCCGCGCAAATCCAACGATAATCCAGGGGGAAGTTCGCCACTGATTAATTGATAGATTATATCTGCATCGGCTAATGTACTAGCAGCTTGAACTTTTAGAGTACTTACATAATTAGCATCTATCATGCCTAAATTATCTGGGCTAACCCAGGACATTATACTATTAACGTCACCTAAAAGTTTAATAGTGAATGTTCTTTCGCTGGGAGATGCTTCTCCTTTTTTGCCATACCTAGTAGCAGTAATTGTAAAATTATAAATTTTAGATATAGCTGATTGATAAGGAATTAGGCCGAATAATTCTCCATTGACAGCGTCCAAGCTCATTCCTGGTGGTAGTAAACTAGCAGAACTATCAGGGTTACTATCTTCTAACTTATAGTTTACTACGCCCGCTTCTAATGCTTCGTAGATATCTAATTTAATTATGCTATAATTATTGGCTCTAATAGTGCCTAAATCTGGTTTAGTATACCATATAGGTGCTCTTACACCACTACCAGCGGCAGTATATGTGCCATTCCCTGCACTCATAATGGTATTATCAGCACGTAGAAAATCGTCACCTATTACATAGATTCTAAATTTTCTTCTAATAATATTATCACCATCACTCACCGTGATAATAAATTCATAATTCCTGTTTAATTTTTTTGGTCCTATTGATGGCAAAGAATAATCATAATTTATGCTGTCGAATTTAAAACTGTCAAACCCGTTATCAGGTTTTAGTCCGTAATCAAATCCGTGTATATCATAGACGTTTTTATCAAAATTGCCATTTCTCTGGCTTAATGGTATGGCTAGTAAAGGTTCAATAAATCCAGTTATACGTCCAGACTCATCCATAGTTAGACCAGGTGGTAAAGATCCATCCCCACTGCTGATAAAAAATTTCAATTTTTGGCCAGCAGCTTCATCAAAATCTACTGCGGTTATTTGAAAATCTACTGGACTAGAATCTAGTATAAAGTATGTGCTATTTGGCCCAATAGGTAATAATCCAGGAGGATTAATGATTAATGGCACATTGGGACCTTGAATAGTGATTTTATAAGTTCTGTCAGCAAAATCACTGTCGGTGCTAGCTCTTAGACAGAATTCAAAAATAGTGTCTTTGACCACTTCTAGTGGAACACCTATCAAATTGTTATCTTTTAACCTTAATCCTGGTGGTATCTTGCCGGATATTACTCGAAAATTTATACCAGTGGGGTCAGTAGTAGGCAAAAGAACTTCTACATTGGATCTTTCCTGATAGCTTCCTAAGTTAAATCCAGATTTTTCCGTCCAAATTTCCAGCATAATATTATCCTATAGTTATATTTATAGGATTTTGGTTAGCTGTTTTTGTCCCTTATTATAGGCATTATGGTGTTACTACCACCATATGGTTGTGCTGAACCGGGCATGATACCTAATTTTAATCGATGTTTCTTTGCTATTAAAGGAAAACTTAATTGATCTCTACTGCTATGTTTACAGATAAATTCCCACCAAGTTAATAACGCTGCTTGTACTTTGGGAGTGTTAGCATAGACCAAACTGGTTAATTCATAAAGTCCGGCGTTTCTAGGCCAATTAGTGCGATTAAAATAGTCTAATGTACTGGCTAATGAATCGCCAGTGTCAAAATTTATTCGTCCAAGTAAGTCTATTTCGTCGTAAACACAATTTCTTATGGCATGTTTCCATACAGCCATGTCTTTGTCTTTAACATGAGTGTTGATTAGTTCTTCTGGATCTGTTTGTAGTTCACAATGATGATCATGCCAAATATAGTAATCGTATCCAGGCAGTAAAAGAAACCCTAATACTTTGGGCAATTTGGCATTACGTCTAGGATAGAAGTATGAATCTAAACTAAAGTCTAATAAAGGTCGTTGTTGCCAAACTTTACAGTTGTGTTCGCGATCAACAAAGGCATAATAATCGGCGTTGGCATAACCGCCATTGGCGGGATCTTGAATACTAGCGCCACTTAGTCCACTAACGCCAGTTATAACAGCAATTTTCATAGTTACTCGGCAAAGCCTCCGTCAATAACTACTCCTTCGTCTAAATTAAAAATTGTAGCTGCACCACCACCGTCTACTCCTGTTACACTGGCATCGACCATTCCTGGGGTCCATTCTGTACCATTCCATACTAGGCTTTGTCCAGCAACTACATCTTCTGGAATAACCACATCACTTAATTCATCTAACTTATGGTCACTAATATCGCTAATTTGTCCAATAAAACGATCGGCAGTTACATTGCCAACTACTACTACTCCATCACCGCCAGGCTGGATACTAATTGTTCCGTAACTTGATAAATTGTATCCGTTTAGGTCTAGATCCCCGCCCAATCTTGGTTCTGTATCTTCGCTTAATGATGAAGGAAAATTTGTTTCAATGTTGTCAAAGTTAATGTTAACTTTGGCAAATGCAGTACGGAGGTCATCGCCTGTGCCATCATTGGCATAGTCACCGAGATTAATAGTTTGCAGTGATAATTGGCTCATACGATATATTTACCCTAGGTTAGTTAAACTCTTTTAATTCTTGGTCTGGGCCACATTTGGCCTTCAGTTGGTCTGAGTCTAGTATTTTCTTTAGGATACACATTGCCAGTAACTGTTCTTTCTAATTGGCAATATAAATATCGGTTGGGAGCATTACCTAACGAGTAGTAACTGCCTTGGTATTGCTCTGCATTTCCAGTCTGTGTTAATTGATCAGATTTAGAAAATGTTGAATTTAAAAAAGCCAATGCTTCTGATTGAGTTAAGTCTGGGTATACTTCTAGTAAACAAGCTAAAATTCCAGTTACTTGTGGGCAGGCCATACTGGTTCCGCTCATTAAAATTTTGTAGTAGCTGGAATTACGAGGATCCCTTACGCCACTACTGCTAGTATTAGCACTACTGGCTATATTACTTCCCGGAGCAAAAATGTCTACTCTTGGGCCTAAATTACTAAAATTTGATTTTCTTGGCGCTACTGTAGTATCGACAGAACCTACACTGATACATCCTTCCGCAGTGCTTATGCCGCCTCTTCTTGGGTAATAAGTAGTTGAGTTGGACATAACAATATAATCATTATAATGATCAGTATCGGTTCCTGAATAATTTTCCATAATGGAATATTCATTACCAGCAGCAACTACTACTATAACTCCGGCATTGATCAAGTCTATTATATCAGCTTCCATTGGACTATAACGTGTGGGAAAGTATATCCCCCAATTTCCATTAACCTGAGCAACAAACATGCCAGTTCCAGTAAGAGCACCACCAGTTTTACTGCTAGGATAAGCAAAATCTACAGCATTCCAAGTGCTAGTATAGTAAACGTTTCCGGCATATCTTAAAGAAGTAATAGCACCGGCTACACTAGTTGTTGCACCAAGAACTGCTTGAGTTGGAGTAATGCTTATACTCATGTTAACAATAGTAGGATTTTTACGTCCGGTATTAGGATTAACAGGTTTGTTAAGATGAAACTCTTTTACATAGTTAAGTATATTATTGGTATTAGGCGCAGGGCTATTACCGCTTGTTCCATAAGGATCGATACAATAGATATTGGCATCTCTAGCCCAGCCGCAGGTATTTCCTGCTGCTATACCAGCTACATTTGCTCCATGATCCCCCGATGGGCTAGAGGAATATGTATAGGTGCCTGTTGCTCCACCAGTAACATTAGGGTTATGTTGAAACCAATTATATTCTACAACTCTACTACCGCCACTGCCATCCGAGTTAACAGCAGCTTCTGGGTGCGCAGTTTTAAAGTGATCGTCAACAATGACCACATCTACATTCTTACCGGATGCTGTGGTTGTAACAGTCCCAGAAACTACCTTAGGTACTAGTATGCCTCCGTCTGTGCCCCAATTGCCATCGTCAGTACCATCGGTACATCTTTTTAATGCCCAGTTTAAGCTGGCGGAAACTATGCTTGAGTTTTTACTCCAGGCAGTAGATGTTTGTACCCAATTAGGTACTATTTTTAAACCAGCTTCTTCTAGAGTTAGAGTTACAGCTAACACTCTAGGATCGTTTTTAATTTGTTCTGCTTCTTCTGCTGTGAGCCTATAACTGGTATTTCTGCTATTAGGCATTCTTTGTTCTACTGCCACAGCACGATCTGGAACATGTTCAGGACCGCCTAAATTTTCCATATCCTGATAAAATACATCAAGATTGTCATAATCGTGCAGAGTGATTATGTATTCTTGTCTTCCATGCTCGTCAGGTTGTTTGGGTTCGTCAGGAAGTAAATGGTTTGGTAGGTCTAAGGTTAATAACTGTTCCATTATACTTCTAATTGTAATAAGGTTAATGTTACAGTAATAGCAGCAGTACTACCACTATTATTGGTTACTCTAGCATAGATTGTAGTTCCAGGTGTGCCATCGTTGTTAAATCCTACGACTGCTGGTGTAATTAGTTGTGTTTGAGCACCAGTAGTAACTACTTCGGCAATTACGCCAGCACCAGCTAATGGATCGGAAGTTTGTGACCTGCCATTATCACTAGTTCTGGTAGTGTTATCAGTGTATAATCTTACCCATGCTGCCGCAGAAGTTTGCACTTTGTATAGTGCATAACCTTTAAATCCTGTAATATTAAGATCTGTACTGGCGCCATTGGCAATAGAACTTGTAGTAGCGTTCGTGGTAGTCCTTGATCCTAGTCCTGTGCCACCACCGCCTCCGCCACCTGCTGGGCCTTGTACACCTTGGCTACCTGCTCCTTGTACACCTTGAATACCTTGTCCGCCAACTGTACCTTGCACTCCAATGCCTTGAGCACCTTGAATACCTTGTGTGCCTTGACGGCCTTGGGAGCCTGTTGCTCCGTCTGCTCCTGGAGCAGCCTGTGTGCCTTGTATACCTTGGGTACCTTGACGACCTTGGCTACCTTGAGCAGCCTGTGTACCTTGAATACCTTGACGACCTTGTGGACCTTGTGTACCTTGAGTACCTTGGCGTCCTTGTGGGCCTTGCGACCCGTCGGCTGCTTGAGTTCCTTGACGACCTTGTACACCCTGTACTCCTTGACGACCTGTAATGCCCTGCGTACCTTGAGTACCTTGGCGGCCTTGTATTCCTTGAATATCTGCCATGATTTTTTCCTGTTTCTGTATTTATACAAAATTAATAAAATAAATATTCAATGAAGGCAGATAAGGAAGCAAGGTATTAGATAAGATCAAATTTCTTGTGCTGACCCAACCCAGTCCCAAGCACTATTATAGTCACGTTGATTTAACCATTTAGCAAACTTTGTCGCATTTGCATCTGCCGCAGCTTGGTCAGCAAATTCAGCAGGACTTGGAAAGGGAATTACTTCAGGTGGTGTTTCACTTGGGTTAACAACACGTGGTTTTACTATGTTACTAATTGTTTGATTTAGTTCAGCAGATGTTGCTGTGATATTATATTGTGCCATTATGTATGTCCTTTAATTATGGTGTTACGACAATCATTTCGCCAGTTGTTGGGTTCCAAGCTACTTGATAGAATCCAGTAGGTATTGAGCCGCCAGTTACTTGGCGTAGTGACTGAACTACTAGTGTACCTGATCCAACACTTTTTAGTTCGCTTCCAGTGGCATTGATTACAATACTGTTAGCGTGTTGAGTATATCGAGCAGCATAGGCACCAATTGCAATAGCATTAGCTCCTTGTCTTCCTCGAACAACGAATTGACCTCCAGCAGATATAGGACCGTTATTGGGTAGAGTTGAAACTGTAAGGGTATTAGTTCCATAGTTTACAGCAGTGATATATGTATCGGCGCCATTACCGTAGCCGTTATTGAAAATCACCATACCAACTTGAACTTGACTAGCATCAGTGACTGTTATTAGATAATCTGATCCGTCGCCTACAGGATCGGTAGCATAAACATATATGTCGTCTTCTGTGCCTTGGGCAGCTTCCTGACCAATAGCAATAGCATTTTGTTGTTGTTCATTAAGACCAGCGTGACGTCCAATGGCCACAGCATAATCTTCCTGATTATAACGACCAGCCAATGCTCCAATAGCTACTGCTTGATCACCTTGACTATCATCACCGGCCCAACGTCCAATAGCAATAGCACGGAATCCTTGATCGTAGTTACCAGCTTCTTCACCAATGGCCACTGCGGCTGTGCCTTGGTCTTGATAGCCTGCTTCGTATCCAACAGCAACAGCGTGTTGTCCTTGATAGTCATTACCAGAGTAAGCACCGACGGCCACTGCTTCGTAACCTTGATCTTGATAACCTGCTCCACTGCCAATAGCAACAGAAGTAGTGCCTTGATTGTCATTGCCTGCTCGATTACCAATAGCAACGGCACTATATGATTGTTGGTTATTTCCTGCTTCAGCACCAATTGCTATGGCATGATAACGTTGATGATAGTTGCCAGCATAATATCCAATTGCAATAACTTCATTACTTTGATCTTGTGCGCCAGCATAGCGTCCAATAGCAATAGAACTTCTACCTTGATCACTTTCGCCGGCACTACGCCCAATAGCAACGGCACTTCGATCCTGGTTCTCATAACCAGCTTGATGGCCTATTGCTATTGTGGCTGTTGATTGACCAATTCCAGCCTCAGTTCCAATAGCAATGGAATTTGTGTCGCCTTCCGCAGTGGTGTCAGCACCTATGGCAATTTGCCCATCTGGTCCAATCCCAACTCCGCCGCTTGCGTAGTCCAAATCTGGCCAATGTGTTGAACCATCACCAATTTTAAATTTATTAGTGTCAGTTTCAAAACCTGGTTCACCCTGTGCCAATACCACATTGGAATTAGTCCAGTTAAGGGCTGTATCTCTTCTTAATTGAATCTTGCTGGTCATTATTGCTATCTCCGTTTTGTATATTTATTCTTTACCAAGTATCGGCACTTAATGCTGTACGCTTCCACACTGCATCTGCTGCCTGTTGCGAAATTATGGTTAATGATGTAACCGAGGACCAATCCATGTCGCCAGTATAGCTTAGAATCCAAATGCTTCCTGATTGTCCACTGGTTGGGTTAACATTAGTAATGGTTCTAGTATTAGTGCCATCAGATATGACCCATCCGTTTTGCGGTGTAGGAACAACACCATCATTGTTAATTCTAATATCTGTCAAGCTACCTTGATTGATGTATCCTGCATCTGTATATTTAGGTGTATGATAGGTGGCCGAAATTTGTGAAACATTAGTTTGTGTACAACGATAGATATAGTTATTATCAAAAGCAATTTGACCTGCCATACCATTTGAATTATTATGTGCTGGTGCAGGAACTATTTCTGTACCAATTCTGGCCCAGCAATTTAAATGTGGTGCTGATCCTGTATATACGGTTAAGTTACCTGCGCCGTTGTGCCATGCACTAACTGCTGGACTAATGTTGATTAGCATGAAGCTAACATCAGCGTACTGCACGCCCCAATTTGCTTCGATAGACGCAATAGTTGATGTAGTAACACCGTCTGTAATTTTATTACCAACTTGCGGTATTGTGTTATTAGGGCCTATACTATTAATTCTAAGCCATCCTTCAGGAACCCAGTTATTTGAACCTGCATAAGCTACTGAGTATGAATTTGAATCTTGATAGCAATAATATGTGCCACTTTGGTCAAACGCAACATCACCAGCTTTGTCAACGCCAAAAGTACCACCTGGGTATACTACGCTGGAATATGGAACAACTCTAAAATCTGAACTAAATCCAATTGAAGAATCACTGCTATTAAATCTTAAAAATTGTCGATTGTTAGCAGCACTATAACTACTTACAAAATCCATAAAAGACGTTGGTATACTTGGTAGACCACTTAAATCATTATATTGGCCTGAAGTTGCCACAGTGGCCAAAGAGGGTACACTGGGTGAATAAGGTAACCCAGTCCAATTTGTTTCACCGTCGCCAATCTTAATTTTATTTGTTTCGTATTCTAAACCAGGTTCGCCGTCAGCCAAAACAGGATTCAAGTTCTCCCAGTTATAAGTGCTGTCTCTTCTAAGTTGTATTCTTTTTGACATATTATGCTCCGCCGCCGTTAATAATTACTGAGTTGCTGGTTGTGCTGGAATCTCCGCCATCGTAAGTTTCGCTAGCACCACGTCTTGCTGAACCGCCACATTCGATAAAGCTTATTAAGTTATCATATACGGCATTAGCAGTACCGCCATCTTGAACATAGTTTTCAATTGGTGATGAATTAACTACTTTAACCACTGTTTGTGTTTCATTTTGGGCACCAGCATTATTGACATTATATACAGCAAGGTTACCACCTTCGTTGCTGAGTTTAATATTGCCAAGATAAATGGAACCAGTGCTTACATATAAGTGATGCCATTGACGATCTGGACTACCTAAATTATATGTGTTGTCAGTGTCTGGAACAATGTCGCCAGCTGCTGTCAATTGACCATTAGCGCCAAACTCCCAAATCTTATTGGGATCTTCGTTGTCGTAGTTGGCATTAATTTTTACTGATTTAAAGCTGCTGAGCACTAGGTTATCACTAAGTTCGACCTTATTGCCCATTGGTCCTAAAATGTCACCAGGAACATTTAAGTCACCCTCGTCATTGAAATTCCAATTATTGCTATTAGCTTCTAGTGTAATTCCAGTTGCTGGTGCAACATAGTTAGTAGTTTCTAACTTAAATGGCCATACGCTAACACTAGCACCAGTAGTATTACCGTTCCAACTTAATGTAATAGTTCCGTCATTATTATCAACTAAGTTAGTAAGAACTATAAGAAGGCCTGCACCATCATCAAGTCTTATTTGATAGGACAATCCAACATTTAAATCTTGTGGTTTAGTAATAGTTACACTACTAGTATTATTCCAATCAGGTGTAGCACCATTCGAATCAGTATTAATAGTATATCTAACGCCAGTTGGTTGATCGGTAGTTTTAATTTTACTATTATTTGGCAATGTTAGATTACCATCATCACCAAAATCCCAGATATTTGTAGGCATAAAATCTGGAG